AACCGTCGGTCTGCACGCATACAGGGATCCTAGTCCTTTCGCAGACTGTTGTCAAGCGGACCGCTTACGGTAGTAACGATAGCAGATCCTGTGCCAGTCGCGATCGCCAATGATCGCGCGATCGCTACACAGTTCTGCAGGCGGCCGGCTGACGGTCCTGGCGCCTGAGTTACAGAACCGAGTGTCTGATAAACATGGATTATGTTAACAAGCGGACCGCTTCACACTTTGGCACAAGCGGACCGCTGGCGCACAGCACATCCTATGCCAGTCGAGCCCTGGATAGCTGAGTGTCGAGCGCGCATACTCAACAATCATGCCATAGCACATGGCACACCCTATGCTAGACCAACACACACCTGCACACACATGCCCAGCATTGCCCAGGACTGCACACCCCTGCATTGTCCGTGGGGTGCCCCCGGGGGGAGGAGGCTCTGCTCGTGCCCGGATCCAGCATGAAATTTTTTCTCGGTAAATTTTTCGCCTGTGACCCATCTGCGGCCGACGTGTGCAGGGAGGACTTGCCAGCACGGCCCAGGTGCGCATAGGCTGAGCGGCGATGCGATTGCCACGGCTCTTCGGCGTCGGGTTCGTGCTGCGCCGGATCGTGCGCGAGCTGAGCGGCGTGCGCGAGCAGATGACGCGGCAGAACGATCTGCTGCAGCGCATGGCGGACACGTTCGCACCCGTCGACCCGATCACCAACCCGAAGGAGGTCGCGGCGCTGACCGGGGTGGATTATCTCGATGCGACCGAGGCGGGGATCGTGCTCGACTTCGTGGAGCGCACGCGGCGCGAGACGGGCCATGAGCCAGAGGGCGAGGAGATCCTGACCTACCTCGCCGATGAGAAGACGATCGACCTCCAGACACGCTTGCGAGCACGCGACGCGGAGATCATGCAGCACATGGCGGATCGTGCGGCCCGTCTGGAGCCGCAGCGATGAAGCGCCGGCCGACTACCGGACTGATTCCCGCCGCCGCGCGTCCCGATCCGCAGGCGATGATCCTCACTGAGGCCGAGGCCGATCTCTCCGCCGACGCGATCGCCACCTTCGAGACGGCGCTGGGCGGTCGCGACGCGCTCATCGACGCGCTCTGTGTGGCGGACGGCACGCCCGAGGTCGACAAGGTCACCGCGCTCCTGCTCGACATGCGCTATGACGGCTGGAGTCTACGGCGGATCTGCGCCCTGGCCAATCTCACCGTCGCCGATTTCTTCACCGCCTACAAGAAAGCCGCGCTCGTCCGCGCGCACCTGCAGCTGATTCCCGTGATCACCGCCAAGCTCGTGGGCGTGGTCGACGATCTCCTCACGCGCGCGCAGCCGCACTACGTCCGCTGCGACGCGTGCAATGGCACGACGACCTTCGTGCCGGAGCCCACCAAGGATCTGCCCAACCCGTCGCCGCAGCCCTGCAAGGCGTGCAAGGGCACGGGGCAGCATTTGCTCCTCCCGGACCTCGATCGGCAGAAGCTCGCGCTCGAAGTCGCGGAAGTGATCAAGCCTAAGTCGGGCTTCACGTTCAATCAGGCGAACGTGCTCGCGGCGGATCGCGTCGGCAGCAATCCCACCGCGCCCGGCGCGCTCGAACAGATGCAGCAGGCGGTGAACGCGATCCTCTTCAAGGGGCCTGCGCCCTCGACCCGTGCGCCGATCGAGGCGGAGGTCGTGCCCGAGGTCCCCGCCCCATGACCAACCCCTGGCAGATCGTCACGGTGCTGAGCACGATCCTCGGGATGATGGGGCTGGCGTTCACCCTCGGCTACAATTGGCGGCGCGTGACGGTGCTGGAGCAGTCCTTCGCCCAGTCCACCGAGGCGACGAAGGAACGGCAGGAGGAGATCGACCGGACCTACGCGCGCAAGGATCTCATCGAAGTGGAGCTGCGCAGTGTGCGATCGCGGCTCGACTACATGTCAAAGCAATTGAGCGAGCTGTTGCACGCCGATCGGCCCACGGAGCCGGCATGACCACGCTAGAACTCGCACAGGTGTTCGAGGGCGAGCGCGAACGCGCGGGCGCCGACGCGAATCCGTTCATCGTCTGGTGTCTGCAGAGTTGCGACCCTGGGGCGACGGACGACGAAGTCCCGTGGTGCAGCGGCTTTGTGAGCCGGATGGCCGAGCGCCGGCACCGGGGGCGATCGCGATCCTTGCGCGCGCGCTCCTGGCTGCGAGAGGGGCAGCCGACCACGCTCGACGAGGCGGTGCCGGGAGAGGATGTCGTCATCCTCAAGCGCGGCGTGGAGCCCCAACCGGGGCCCGACGTGATCGCCGCGCCGGGGCATGTGGGGTTTTTCGCCGGGCGTGAAGGTGACGCAGTCCTGATCTACGGCGGCAATCAATCAAACAAGGTCGGGCTCGCCCGGTTCCCGGTCACGCAGATCCTCGGCATCCGGAGACTTCTCGCATGAGCCACGTGACCTTTCCCACCGGCGGCGTCACGATCCTCCAGGCGCTCTACACCGCGCATCCCGATCTCGTGCATGGCGACGAGGAGGCCCGTCGCCTCCTGCACCGCTGGGGTGCCGAGACCATGGTCGCGCGCCTGGGCGATTCGCGCTGGGGCGTGAAGGCCCGCAGCGCCCACGATCCGCAGGGCAAGGACGCGATCGCCTACCAGCACGAGCCGGCACCTCCCGGCGCGTCGACCGGAGGCCGCTTCGACGTCTGGGACGTGCAGAATGGTGAGACACGGGCGCTCGTGGTGCGTGCGGGCGATCCGCCCAACCATCTCGACATCCGCGATCAGTGGTTCATCGTGGTCCCGGCGGTCGATCACCTCGTCGGCGTCCCCACGCCACCGCCACCGCCCACCGGGCAGCCGTACCCCGACGAGCAGACGTGGTGGCCCCAGGTATTCGAGCCCGCGGTGGGCGCGTGCTATGCACAGGCAGGCAAGGCGTACCCGGACAATCCCGCCGCGTTCCGCTGGGCGGCGCGCACGGCCTACGACATCGCGACGGGGCTGACCAAGGAGGCGTCGCTCGCCAAACATCTCGTCGAGCTGCGGCATGCGCTGGGGCTGGACTAACATGGATGTGTTCCCGGCCGTCACTGCGGCGCTCACGCTCCTCAACAGCATCGTGCAGTACCAGACCGTGCGGCTGCAGCGCGCGAGTCCCGAGACCGCCGCGCAACTCGCGCAGCAGGACGCCGACGAGCGCCAGCGGCTGTTCGACTTCTGGGAGCCGCTCTTCACGCTGGCCAAGAAACTGAAGGAGCCACAACCATGACGATTACACGCTCGCATCTGGCGGCGGTCAGTCTCGCGCTCTCCGGACTCGCGACAATGATCGGTGGCCTGCCGGATTGGTCAACGGCGGTGGAGCCCGCGTTCATCAGTGGCGCACTCTTGATGGTCTCCAGCCTCGGATTCGCGCTCTCAGGGGAGCCGGTGCAAGGCCGCAAGGTGTTCACCTCCGAAGAGCGGGCCGCCGCGCAGGCCACGTCGGCGACCGGGATCTTCAAGCTCTGGAAGTAGCTCAGGAGGCATACATGACGAAGACCTGGAGTGCCGCACTCCTCACCGTGGCGGCGTTGCTCATCTGGCCCTTCGTCCATCGGCCGGTGGTCATCCGCGCGCAGACCGTCCCCGTGACCCTGCACGCCCGGTGGAATCCGAACCCTCCGACCGAGAATGTGACGAACTACCAGATCACACTCGACACCGCCGCGCCACAGGACGTGGCCCTCACGTCGTGTACGGCGACGGTCTGTGACGCCACGTTCGTGGTGCCGACCTTCGGCGCCCACTCGCTCGCGCTGGTGGCGCAGAACTTGTTGCTGAGCGGTGACCCCACATCGGTGCAATCGAGCCCGCCGGCGACGGTGAGCTTCACGTTGAACCCGTCGCCCGGGCGGTCGGCGGTGCCCACCATCCGGCGGCAGTAGGGGAGTCGCGCGCGGATGTATGCGCCCTCGGTCATCGCGGCGCGGGAAGCGCTCGCGGTCGCCAACTTCCCGCAGTACGCCCAGGGGGTGCCGTCCTACTCGGTCGAGGACAGTGCGGCGTTCACCGCCGGGTTGATGACGGCGGTCGATGAGACGGGCGCGATCCGCCGGGTCTTCTCGACCGACGAGCAGATTTTCATCGCCGCCACCCGCCTGCGGATCGCGTTCGACTTCCCGTACTTCGCCGAGCGCTTTGTCTGGATCGACGAGGAAGGGCATGGCCTGCGGCCGCTCTACCCGCTCTGGGAGTCGCAGAAGTTCGTCCTCGACGCGCTCGGCCGGCTCGAAGCGGCGCGCTACTTCGACGGCTATCCTGATGGGCTCTTCCTCAACGTCCTCAAGGCACGCCAGCTCGGCGTCTCCACCCTCGCCGAAGCCCTGGTCGCCCACCGCCTCCTCACTCGGCCCCACATCCGGGCGCTCGCTGGCGCGGACGTCGAAGACCAAGCCGGGTACCTCTTCCGGATGATCGATCGCCTCTATCAACAGCTGCCGTGGTTCCTGCAGCCGGCGCGGCTCTACTTCACCAAGAACCGTGAGATGACCTTCAGCAACCAGTCGTTTCTCAAAACCGCCTGGGGCAAATCGACACGGGGCGCGCTCCAATCGATCACCGGCCAGGAAGGCACCAAGGGCGCGATCGGTCGCGGGCAAACCTACAGCGTGATCCACATTTCCGAGCTGGCGACCTGGGAGAATCCCGAGCAGCTCGACACGGCGCTCCTCCCCACGGTCCCGTACTCGCTCGACTCGCTCGCGATCTTCGAGTCCACTGCGGAGTTTGCCGGCGACTGGTGGCACGTGCAGTGGCAGACGGCCGACAAGGGCGAGGGGCGCTTCACCAACGTCTTCATTCCGTGGTACGCCGAGCCCTCGAAGTATGCGCTCCCGGCGCCTAGCAGTTGGAGGCCCTCGCCCAAGACCCTGGAGCACGCCGCGAAATGTGAGCGCGACAGCCCGAAGTGGATCGGGCACACGGTCGCCCTCACCCGCGATCAGCTCTATTGGTACGAGCGCACGCGTACGTACTATGAACTCAAAGGTGAGCTGCACAAGTTCCTGAAGGAGTACCCGGCTGATGACCAAGAATGCTTCCAGTACGCGGGGCGGGCGATCTTCACGTTCGAGCAGCTGGAGGCGATCGACCGCGCTGGATCTCGACGGCCCCTACTCGACGTGTGGCGTGTCGAACCGGCTCGCGAGATCGCTGAACTCCGTCGTGTTCCTGAGCTGGCAGGGAATCTGGATCAACGGGCGGCGCGTCAGCGTCCCGATCCACCGCTCACCCTCCGCGTGGGCCCCGTCGCCTCGGCGATCGCCCACGACGTCTTCCCCGTCCCGCCCGGCTATGGCTTCTCGCGCGTCTCACCCTCGGCGCTCACGGCGCTGACGTCGCTGCGGCAGGAGGTCCTCGCCATCTGGGAGTACCCGCGGGTGCGTGGCCCGCGGCGCTACGTGGTGGCCGCCGACGTGGGGGAAGGGCTCGCGCTCGACTACTCGATCGTCGACGTCATCCGCCTGCCGACGATCGAAGAGCCTGCTGAGCAAGTCGCCCAGTACTGTAGCAACAAGGTCGACACCAAGGCGCTCGCCTTCGTGATCGATGCGATCGGGCGCTTCTATGGGGATGCCGATCGTGTCGAGGCGCTGGCCGCGATTGAGACCAACGGCCCCGGGCTCGCGACCCAGGATACGCTGCAGCTGCATCTGGGCTACAGCAGCTTCTACATCTGGGAGTACGCCGACGCCGCCTCCCCCGACCACCGCTACTCGACCAAGATTGGCTGGGTCACCAACAGCCGCACCCGCCCGCTCCTGATCGCGCACTTCTACGCCGCAGTGACCAATTTCGATCCCCTGACTGGCCTCCCGGAGTTGATTCTCAATTCCCCGATTACCCGGGGGGAGTTGCGACATTTCGTGACCGAGGGCACAATCGGGGACGCCGAAGCCGCGCGCGGCCAACACGACGATGCGGTGATGGCGGCCGCGATCGGCGAATACGTGAGCTGGCGACTGGCCGGCGGCGAAACCGAGCCCATCGCCGAACGGCGTGTCCGGCGCAACGCACAAGCCGCCTTGCGCGCCCACGATCAGACGGCCCAGCCCAAGGATTGGCGCAACACCGCGGTCACCGCCGAGGAGATGCAGCATGGGATCGAATCCGACGATGAGTTCGCCGACGACCTCGACACCAGCAGCGTCCCCCTCCACTTCGACCCCCGCAGCCGCATCGATCTCGACTGAGAAGGTTCAGGTACGAGCGCGCACGCCGGCGTTCACGGCCACACGCATCCACGACGAGCGGCGGCAGGAGCTCTCCCAGGGGGCCTATGTGGATCTGCGGCCGGGCGACTGGATCATCAGCCGCGGCGCGCTCATCGTTGACTGGGCGCGCGGCCACGCGCTCGATGAGAAATACGAGATCCTGTACGAAGGTACGCTGGCAGTGCCGCCGGCGGTTGTGAAGCGCATCGAAGCGACGACTGGGCTTGGGACGGGTCGCGATCCCTATGGGCTCGTCGAAGCCATCGAGCGGCTCGCGTCGATCTCGATCGGCACGATCCACGTCGAGTTCACGCCGGGCCAGCTGGCGGAGATCGCGCATCGCGCCGGCAAGCGCGGCCACACGGTGCAGCAGGAATTGGAAGCGGCGGTTGATCGGATCAAGGGCGAGATCTTTCATCGTGGCTAGGATGCTGGTACAACTGCTCTCTCGTGCAGGGATCGCCCTTGTCGATGTTCCACTGCCGCTGCCGCCGTGCTATCTGGTGCCGATAGCGCAGAATCCGTTGGGTAGTGGGTCAATTCGATCCCATGCCAGATTGGGGGTCGAAACAGACCTTTCGTGCCTTTCCGCTTTAGCATCTGGTAACATAGAGGGGCAGCGCAGGTGAGGCTGCGCCGAGTTGCCGCCCTCTTAGCAGCGGCCGTGATTCTGGTAATGGATCAGTTTCCACCATGGGCTGAATGGGTTTCATTCGTCATTCTAGTGCTGTTGTTTATCTGGCCACTGATGACGTGGATTTGTGCGTCCTTCTGGGTGAAGC